GTTTATTTCAGCTAGTAACGCTTCTGAATCAACAATGTCTTTATTTATTTCCGCAATTTGTTTAAGGATTTTAACCCTTTCGCTTCCTACTGCTCCGCCTAAAACAGGCACGCCAGCAGCACCGCCTTGTGTTCTAAACGGATCTGCTTTCCTTAATTTTTGTAGCCTGTTTCTTTGCTCGGTAAGTTGTTGATTAATTTCTCCACGAAGCGTTAGCTGAAAACGTAATCTTGTATTTTGCTTGTCTATTTCAGTTCGAAAATCTCCTGCTGATGAAAGTTCATCAAGTTTTTTTATATAGCTTGATACTGATTTAATAGCCTGATCGGTAGCTTCTTTTGTTGAATTAAAGAATTTTTGATACATAATAATAGCCGTAGGTAGTAACGTAGCAACTGTAAGTAACCCCGTCATGCCCGTCATACCACTACCAAGCAGCCCAAGAACTGATTTGCCCGTTCTTTTTGCTTCTTCCCTTAACCCTTGTAAAGAAAAAATTGCCATTTCAAAGTTGTTAGCAACACCTTGTATTCCATAAGGCAAGTCAGATATAACCCTATTAAAATTAATCATTGCATTCGTTGTGCCCGCAAAACCAAGTCTACCTTGACCAGTTAGATCATTTAGGTCTTTAATACTTTTAGCAGATCTAGGAGCAATAGAAGACACTTTGTTTATAGCAGCAGACATTTGGTTTAACTGCCTAGTAGATAAACCTGATACCTTAGATAGGTTACTAATTTGGGTAACTAATCTATTAGCCTCTTTTTGCATCTTTTTAAACGATGCCTCAGTAAGCGTGCCACTTGCAGCTTGTTTTCTATACTCAACGGATAACCTAGCAACCCGTTGTTGTACTTGTGCGAACGCTACTTCTACTCTACTTAATGATGAATCAGCCTTGCTATTTGATTTATTTAGATCGTCTTGAGCTTTTGCGTTTCTTTTTATTTCAGCACTTGCACCGCTTATAACGGTTTTTAACTGGGACGCCATCTGACCCAGTTTTTTCATATCAGCAGATCCTTCTTCTGCTGCATCGTTAAGCACCTTTATGTCATCTGCTAAATCTTTGGCAACAGATCCAAATAACTCTGTTTCATCTGCACTTCGTGATGTAGACGCAATGTATGTTCTCCAGCCAGCAACTAACGTGTCAACTTCTTTTACGGTATCAACTAAATCCTTAGATATACGATTGGTTGACTGCCTAAAGGATGTACCGCTAGTAGATACTTTGTTAATAGACTCATTTAAACGATCTAATGAGCCTTTAAGGTTACTTATACTAGATGTTGACTGTGCTACCCCTTTTAGAATAATATCAATCTGTAACTCTGCCGCATTAGCCATTTAATTTCCTCTTTATCGCTTCAAATTCTTCTCTAGTAGCAATACGCTTACTAGGTTTATCTGTAGGTAATTTAAGCAAATCTGACGGCTTTATTGACTTCTTAGTATGCGGACTAACTGACCAGCTACCTAATGTCCGTGCTATATCCCAATGGTGCATCAATTTTTCTTGGTTGTGTTGGGCAAGCATATCAAACTCACGCCAAGACAAATCCCAAAACTGGGATGGAAGTAGCCCCAACCTCACAAAGGCTACCTCCAAGACTTCATCCCAAGTTACTTTTTTTTTGCTTCTGTCGCTTCGCCTTTTGGCATTGAGTTGTTAATAGCCTCAGTAATTTTGTCAAACTCATTTTGAGGCATTTCCTCGATCCAATCACCAACAACATCAACAGTAACGTCTTCTACTTTCTTGGTATCGGGGTTTAGCCACGTAAAGTCTTTTCGCTTTTTCTTTGCACCTGCTTTTAACGCAGACCAAATCAAATCACGAATTGAACCGATACCTAAGTTTAACTCAGATAAATCTTTGCCTGTTTCTTCAGACAAATACGCCATAGCGTTTATACCAAATTTAACTAAACGCTTCTCGCCTCCGATGTGTACTTCTACTTCGCCTCTAAAGATATTCATATATGTGTCTTGTTACTTAGTTGTTATTAAGATGCGGCAGTAAATACTGGAACTTCAATTAACTCTACCGTACCACTTGAGGTCGCTGGAGATTCCATATCCCAAGTTATACTAACAGAAGTAATAATACCACTACCTGTAAACCTGTTTCCTGTGCTTGACGTTGTATTATCAGATAAAGAGTATGATACTGAAGCGTCATTATTATAGGCGGTAAATACACTTAACTCATCATTATAGTTAGCAAAAGACTCAAAATTAACTGTACCTGATTTTAAACCAGGAATAAATTTACCGTACCCATCATTATCTTTTGATGTTACGTCAATCGTATCTATTGTGTATTCTAAGGTAGCACCTGTAGAAAGTCCTATGGCAGTATTGTCTATGTATAATAAAAAATCTGAACCGTTAATTGCTGGCATAATATATCCTATATATTTTTATGATGTGGCTGTATCTTTACCAAATTGTTTTACCTGACCATCAATTTTGATGGATCCTTCAAAAGTTGTTACATCTTCCATTGGAGTGTCAAACGTAAAACTTTCAAGAACACCAAGCGACTCAAATCTGTCGCCACCTATATAAACATTAGGTGATGCTGTAGCATCAAATTGTTCATTGGTTATTCTCCAACCAATAATCTGTTTAGCGTCAGCCGCATTAAATACATCAACAAAGTCTACCAAACTTAATGTATATGATGTACTATTTGCTGGTGTAAGTGTAGTATCAGCGCCTACAGATAGATCAACTACCCCTGAAAATGATATTGTACCTTCTTTTAAACCAGAAAGCAGGCTACTCATTCCATCATTACCTTTTGTTGTTACGTCAATAGTTGCTTTAGATAAGTCTATTGTTAGAGATGTTAACCCTGCTAAACGACTAAAATTAGTTACAGTTGTAAAACCTGATAAAGCAGCATCCGCATCCGCATCAGGGATGTACAAATGCAGTTTAACATCAGTTGCATTAATTGGAGATGCCATTATAATTCCTCAATTTTGTGTGAAAATCTTATACGTTTAATATACAAATTATGTGACTCTGTTTGGGTTTCAAACGATGAGGCTATGTCTAAGGTCGACACAAACATATTAAACCCGTTTAAGGGCAAATATGAGCCTCTAGTAACAATAATACGTGTAATTTGATCTGATATATTTTGAGATGCTTTTTTGCCACCAAACGAACCATCATAAGCTGTCACTACATCAACCTGCGTAATAACATTAGAAATATACGTGTCTTTGGTGTTATCAGGCGTAACAAAAAACTCGGCTAAACGAATGTATGGGTACGATGCACTCTCAGGCACAGCGTCATATACAGGCACATTAGACCCGTTATACGTTATATTACCATTAAGGGCTGTGTAGTACGCTTTCTGCAATTCTTCTGTAGGTAACTTCATTTAAAACTATCCTCTATGGCTTGCTTTAGTTTTGTAACAAACAGATCTCTACTCCTAAAGAACACAGGGAATAAAAAAGGAACATCTTTTGCCCCCTTCCAGTCTTTCCCCGACCAAAATGTCCTTGCATAACTCTCGTACATCTCAATATCATCGCTATCAGAAGGTCTATATCCTTCTTTATACTTTTGACCCGTGCCAAATTCAATATACGCTGCTCTAGGGTGTGCAACATCAATAGTGGCTCCTTGTTGCGTAGGATAACTATTTATCGTAGCCCCCACATCATAAGGCGCTAACGTTCTAGCGTCCGCAGCAATTTCTTCAGCCGTTTGCTCAACAATCTTTTTAGACTCCGTCTTTATCGTCTTTTCTAATTGTTTGATTGCTTGTAGAATATTTTTTGCCATAACTACTTTTCAACAGCATATATTTCGAAGAAACGATGATCAAACCTAAGATTACGAATACGTTTAATGTTAAATGTTCGACCATTATACAATATGCGATATTGACTGTTTAAATTTTGACCAAAGTTATCAGTAAACCGTACAATTATACGGTACGAATTATTATCGGCTTCCTGCCCTAGTTCAAAAACCTCAGATGTGTTTAACGGCTCAATCATCGCAAAACACGTAGTGTCATTTGTCCAACTAGCCACAGAACCACCAGCCCCGTCACTTGTCGTTGTGTAACTTTGAAACACGACCTTATGGCGTAACCTTCCTATTTTCATATAATTACCCTTTTATACGGTTTTAGTAATGTGCGAGCATCGCTAGGTAGACTGTACGTAACATCATACGCATCGTCTTGCCTGTTCTCGTAGTTGGTTAATACCGTTTTTAGTATGGCTAATTGTACCGTTTTCGGTACATTTGCCACGCCGTAACCCGATGTAACATCTACCTCAAGTCCGCCATATATTGGGCTTATAATGTTAATCGTCTTATTAGCCTGACCCACCACATTGTACGAATCAGAATCTACCGTAGTCTCTACATTGTCTACTTTAGTTCTAACAGCATCAACCGATGTATGTGGCGCATAAGGCAACGCTATGCGATCAGCAAACTGTTCCCACTCAAACGTGTACTCGGTCGTACGCAACGTAATGCCTGCATAATTAGCAACCAACTCCTCTGCCATACCAATTAGCAAACTTATGTAGGTATCGTCATCATCTACAGTTATACGGCAAAAGTCTTTTGCTTGAGCAAGCGTAACAATATCGCCTGACTCTACAACACGAACCGATTTAGTAAACCCTAAATTTTGCCCTCTATTTACCGATGCAAGCCTCATATGTTATGCTTCCATTTATCAATTAAAATTTCCTGCAAGAACTGTTCTAACTGAATCATCTGCGGCTCAGGATCAAGTTCTTTCACCCTTAATTTACACATTTTTGAGCGTTCATTATACGCCTGTTCGACCTGTAGATCATTAATTGCTTTAACCCATGCTTGAATGTCTTTACGATCACAGAATATGCCTGCATGGCTTAGCGACTCTTTTAAACCCTCTGCTGGGTGCGCTATAACAGGTATGCCATTAACCATTGCTTCTACACCAACCTTACCCCACGATTCGTACTGCGATGGCATTAGTAAGATCTTTGTCATACGCAAAACTTTGCGTATATCGTTTTGTGTAGACAACACTTTAACATTGTTTGGATATTTTGTTACTTGAGCCCCATAAGCCCCCATTACGGCTAAAAACTTAGTATTTGGCATTGCTTTTGCTATATCTACCAATATATACCCACCCTTATTTTTATTGCAGTTTACTAAAGTAACATACTCCTGGTTTTTCTTGCCCTTTAATATATAGTCTTGCCTAAATGTAGGTGGGTTAACAATGATATTTGGGTGTTGATGATACCCTAAATTATCAATAACCCATTTAGAGTTATGTACAATATAAAGACCATTTTTACGCACCGAAATAACGTTGTCTACCGTATCATTATGCGTAAAATACACTAACGGTTTTTTGTATTGCCTAGCCCAATTTACCGCTGTACCAGCGTTGTTTAAATGGGTAAAAATTAGGTTATAACCGCGAATATCAGGAATTTGATTCGTGATTCTCACGGTATCTAACGTGTAGTCTTGATGTTTATGGCAATAGACCGTTACCCTATGCCCTCTATCTATTAACCATTTATGTATAGCGTGTAAAGTGTGTTCTGCACCTGAGTTATCGTGCGGTGGGTATGCGTGTAATACAGATAGAATATTCATCTTTATAGTGTTTTGTTACATATAATGTAATATAAAAAAGGATAGCCTACTTTCGTAGACTACCCCTTACATACCAAGTAACAAGAACACGTATTAATATACGCATAAAAAAAGGGCTGCTAGGTAAGTAGCAACCCTTATTGTTTATTTTATAATCCGCAACCTATCAAGCCGACCCATTCGCTAATGCAGCAGCAAGTGTGCCGTAGATAAATGCAGTTGGATTATAGATAGGCATCGCAATACGCTCGTTAATCGTTACAGTAACAAGACCTTTGATAGCGTTGTCTTGATCAGCCTCATAGAAGCGGATAGTAGACTGTTGTCTATCAAATAACTGTGCAGCGCTAAAATCACCTACTAAGAAGTCACCTGTTGTGATCGCTGTAGAAGCAATTAACGGTACACCGTCAATATTTGGTCTCTGACCGCCGTAACGTGCAGACTCAGGCATAATGTAGTGCGCATCTGTGCCTTTATCACGTAACATTGCATAGTACGAATCAGGGTGAACCATAATCGCATTAGGCGTGTACTCAGCAACTCGTGCTTGCTGGATAGCAGCAGATAACACATCATAGGTGTTAACATTTGAGTCAGCAAGTATATCAGAGTACGCAGAAGCAGCCTCTGTTAAGCCAGTAAATGATGGTGAGTTAGAACCGTATAGTAAGAAGTTATCTTCTTTTAATCTTAACTTAGAAGTTAATCGAGTGTTTAAAAACGCAGTCAAACCTTGAACGTCATTTAACATCTCTGTAGAGATACGTACGTAACTGTTTACTGTACGAACAGGAGCGTCCTTAGACTCAAGATTAAAGTGTGTATTTGGATCAACCGCACTACCTTCTGCTTTCATCGCAGTACCGTCAGAGAAGCCATTCTCTTGTACGTATCGGATAACTTCTGAGTTAGTTGCACCTTGTGGTAAAAACTGTCTTACGTGGACAATACGGTCAGGAGCAAATACAATACCAGTCTGGCGATCAGGCGCTACTACGTTAGCAGCCGTTGTAGAATCAACAAAGTCTGATCCACCTGTCATTACCGTTTCTGCTTTAATAGTAAAGCCTTCACGTGAAGATGCTTTTTCAGCAAAGTTCTCTACGCCTTTAATCTGCGATAGAATTGGATCTTTACGCTCTGATTTAGACGCAAAACGCTTTGTAGATGACTCTAATGAATCAATCTGTGCTTGCATTTTTTCTCTTTCAGCAAGCATACCTTTAAGTTCGGTCTTTAGGTCTTCGTAAGTACCCTTAGACTCGGCTTTAAGAGCTTCATTTGATTGCTCAATCTTTGCCATTAAGCTAACATTAAGCGCGTCAAACTTTTGCTCCAATATTTCTTTTACTTCCATATTAATTAGATTTTTGGAGTGAATAGTTTAATATCAATAGCATTGAACGCTTCGTCTATGCTCGGCAACAAGTCTTTCTCTAAAGTGCTTTCAGGCGACTTTTGAACATCTTGCTGTGAATCGACAAACTGTTCTAATTGTTTTAATTGAAATTCTAGTAGATAAAAGGTTTCATCAGTTAAACTGCCGTTTTTTAGCAGTTTTTGGCACTTTTTTACATAATCAATCGTATTGTCAAATTGCCCCTTAAAACCTAAGAATGGGGTGTTTTCGTTTGCCCCGAAGGTCACAGTAGACCCTTCAAATAGTTTAATTTCGGTAATTTCGTTGTAATCGCCTTTTTCATTAGCGTTTATGGTCTGAAATCCTACGCTATGCTCATTAATAACGCCTGCCTCATACAACTTTAGCACATCCATAGC